TCCTTCAATTGACCTTTAGATATTGCTTTTCTAACTGATGAAATAAAAATAACTAAAAAATTAGTTGAGCATATTATAATTTTAATAAACTCAAATACACAGAAAGAGGCAATTTCAAAATTAGAAAATCATGTAAAAGCTAAAGCAGAGTCTAATAAATTGCAGATTGAACAATGCAAAGAAAAGATTAATGAACTTGGTAGAAAAAATGCTGAACGAAAAATCTTAAAGCAAACTCCACATATACATTGTTCAACTAATACACTTGTAAATGCTCCACCAAAATTTATGCCAATAAATAGGTTAGCTGCTAAACAAGTAATAAAACCTTATAAAAAAAATTAATTATTTATACCAATACTTATCGTAGTTCTCTGAATTGTAGAGGACTACATCCCATTCAATTTTTCGTTTAACACTTTTTTTAGCAAACTCTATAGCATCCTTTTCTAATGCAAACAGTACATTGCTAAAGCTAGTAAATTTATCTTTTGGTTTCCAAATTACAAAATACATAAAAAAAAAGGGGGAGATTTCTCTCCCCCTCAATCACACAACAAATAAATATAAGAGTTTCTTTTACAAAGCTCTTATAGTTTTCACATTTAATGACACTTACTTTTTTCTGTTATCCCATACTCTTTTAAAGAGGGAGCTATTGGGTTATTAGTGAGAGAAGTGTCTTGCCTCAATAATTCGGTTGCTTCTTTAGTGAAGTAATCAAGTGGTCTTTTAAAAAACTCTGCAATCTGAATTAAACGTACAGATGATATTGTATTTTTACCTTGTTCATATTTAGATATTTGTTGGTATTTAACATCAAGTGCCTTAGCTAATTCTGTTTGTGTGCAGAACACTTTTTTTTCAAATGCTCTTGTTGGCAGCTCTGGGTCGCCAGCATTTATTATTTTAATTCTATTGTACCTAGCCTCAGTTATTCTACCGCCAATTAATTTATTCATGGCCTTATCCATTTCTGTTAATTGGTGTTTTTTATATTGTCTTTTCATTCTTCCTCTCTTTTGAGCAGACTCCTAGCCTACAGTTTTTTACAACTTTAAAGTTCATCAGTTATTAAGGCGAATACATGAACTTGGCATCTTCATTTTCTACCAAGCATATTTGCCTAAAAGTCTTTACATACTTTTTAAATGCAACGCTTGAATGAACACATTGCCTAGACTTACCAGACTTAGCCGGTTTCATAATCTCTGCATGGTACTTCTCAAGTTTTGCATAACGTCTTGTAAGACTGTTACTTTTCTTTAAAGCCATCCTCTTTAGACTCCTCATCTTTGGTTAATTTAATCCTAGATTTATCAAACTTAATATCTAGGACAGTAACCCTAGCATCATCGCTAGGAGTATTTGATTTTGCAGCTATCTCTGCATTGTCAAATTCTTCATCAACTTTAAAGTTAGCTTCAAAAAAACTTTCTTTTGTTACTTTGCTCATTTTCTAAACTCCATTGTTGAATAACTTTTATTAACTTTAAGTGTGGGTATTAATTTTAATTGTTTTTTAGATAAGGCAATATTTCTATGAGCCTGGTTGCTTTTACTAATTAGATTTAATTTACGAAACTCTGCAATTAAAGCACCAGCTCTAGCTCTAGTAAAATGAAACTTTTCACTTATCTCTTTGTAAGTTGGAGCATAGTCATAAGTTTCAATAAAGTGCTTTATAAAATCAAGCACATCTTTTTTTATTTGGCTTAGGTAAATATGACCATTGCCATTTCCATTTTTAAGTATCATTTAATTTCCTCAAATAAATTTGTTACGTTGGTTTTAGTAGTTCGTAAATCATTGCCATCGCTTGCTAGACTTTTTAAATAGTTAATTAACTTTTGGTTAAACCAATTAGATTTTTCTAAATCCATAATTGCCTTTTCTAGTGTTTGCCCTCCTTTAGCACCAAACCTAGATAAGTATTTCATTGCTGATCCTCTCAAAAAGCCGATGTTTTCTTCTGGAGTCATTTGACTCATAATGGCATCGCAAGTTTGTATTCCTTTTTGATAGTGAGGAGGGTTTTTACTTTCCATGTTAATCTTTCTTTATTGGGTCGTTTAATTTAATTGATATGTCAGGTTGAGTAGCTTTTTCTGGATCAGTACCTTTTTCAGTATTGAGCCAAGCCGAAGCTGACTTAGTAGTTCCATTAATAGTTACATTGCCTGTGTAATGTGGATATTTTTTACCAGGATCATCATTATCTCTTGGTTGTCTTTTCCATAGTGCACCTGAATTATCGTATTTACTATCTGCCATTTGTTCCTCTTGATTGTATTTGTGATTTTAGTTTGTTGTATTCTGTATCAACTCTTAGCTGTTCAATAGGGTCAGCTGCTATTAGAATTAAATCATCTTTGTATTTATCTTTAATAGGAGTTAAATTTTTTTCGAAATAAAGTTGTGACTTAGAATGTTTGGCAACAGTTTGCATTTGACCAATCCAATCATTAGCTAAATGATTAATATTTTTTGAAATTGTTATTGATGGTTTATTTTCTTCTTTTGGTTCAGCAATAGTTTCATCATTTCTATAAAATTGATCCATTTCTTCTTTAGAAGCAATCTCATCACCCATAAAACCTAAAAATGCTAAACCTCTACCAATTGCTACAGTTTGTGTTTTTTCAAAATCTTTTTCTTTATTGTGCATTTGTTTAGACTCACCAACTGCTAAACAATTATTGTCTATAAAAATCTCAGCTATAAATTTATGAGAGCCATTAGATAGCTCAATACTTTTTGTAATAATTTGAAGTCTTTCTCCAAAAAATTCTCTACAAAATTTTAATCGGTAAGCAACACCAAGATAATCTCTATTACCTTTTACTTTTTCATAATCTGTTTTTTTAATACTAGATTTAAATTGTGCTATAGCTTCTTGTAAAGTTTTCATTGTTCTCCTCTAAGTGTTTCTAATTCTTTTTGTAATCTTCCATTTAGTTGTTTGTGATCTTGTTCTATTTCCCTTACATCTTTTAGTTCCTTGCTAAGCCTATCAATTTCGTTTTCTTGCTTTAGCAACAATGAGTTTTTATCTACTAACTTTTGGATTAGTTGGTCTTTCGGCAAAGACTCATAGTGTGCAATCAATTGTTTAAAGTTCATAGTAACCTCTGAATCTTTTAATAATTTCTGGATCTAAACCTTTCCACCAAAAGCCATCTTTTCTAATTTCTGATAGGTCAGGTTTGCAAAGTTTTGCTAGAACTTTAGGGTCGCCATTAGCTAATTCTAATTTTGTTTCCCAACACTTTTGGTAAAGAACTAATTCCTCATAATAATATTGTAAGCTCTCAGGTCTAAGTTCTACACAGTTGCTAGGTGTAAAAACAACTCTATCGCTATCACTTGCATAAGTCAGGCAAGGTTTCAGTTTTGGTAGTTCTCTGCTATACAAGGCAAGTTGCATACAGTCTGAGTGGTATGGAACTTTTGGGCATTTTCTTTTTGAATAGCTAAAACCTTTTTTAGTTTTAGTTAGTGTGCCGAATACATTTTTAATATCAAAAAATTCTGTTTGGCCAACCAAATCTACATACATTAAAAAATATGTATTAATGCCATCTGCCCAATGTGTGTATTCTAATTCATCTTGCCAGGTTTGTTTGCCTACTTCATCAATGTTAGCTAAATGGTTATTAACTAAATCTTCCATGTTATCTATGATATGACCAAACTTTAAATCATCTTTTTCATCAATACTTTTGTAATTAGTTATTCTATCTTGCACAGACTCTAGTGCTTGTTGGTAAGATAAATTTTTACATAAAATTCTTTGAATTATTTCATGTGCAATCGTACCGCCAGTAAAAGAACAATTACTTGGTAAGTTAGCTTTTTCTTTTGGAGTTAGTACAATGTAGTTTCTGAATCTTATATCGTCAGGAATAGTGTTCTGGCTTTTAGATGTATGTGCCAGGTTAAATTTTTTGTAACAATCGCCTAATATTTTTGGGTGATTCGTCATATAAGAAATATATAACGATATTGTATTTAAAAATCAACAGTATTATAGTTTATCTATAACAAAGATTATCGCCATTGAGAGTCTAGTGGATAGTTAGCAGCTACAAATCTTGATGATGCCTCAACAGTTACATTTTTTGCAATTACATTAATTTTTTCATCGCTTATGGTAGATTTATCAACAATGTCAAAGTTACCATTATCTGTGGGTTCTAAGTAACCAACATAAAGTTTTTTTGTTTTTTTCTCTTTACTAATAGATAGCCCATAAACAGCATCACTCTCTACACCATTTAAAGGTTTAAAATATCTAACTGACCCTGATAATGAGCCAAATCGCATATAAATAAATTGGTAATTTTTCCATTTTTCAATAACAACTAATTTTTTTGCTTCTTTTTTTGATAAACTCTAACCTGGCCATTTTTTTGAAGTTCACCAATGCAATTAATTAAAGTATCTCTTGTAATAAAATGGGTATTTGCAAGAACATTTTG